CACTGGCTTCTGTCCGTTTCCAACAAGAAGCGCCCGACGGTGAAAGACCGTGACAACAGCCCTCTGAGCGAGAAAGATAACCGCCCAGAGTCTGGCGACGTGGTCAACGCCAAGGTGCAAATCTACACGATGACCAAGCGTGGCGATGCCATCTACGGCCAACTGTACGGGGTACAGTTTGTTGAGTCCGGCCCCGGATTCTCGGGCGGCATCAACGTCAAGGATGTTGACTTCGACGATCTCGATACGTCGGACGAAGACTTAGCGTAACTGGGAAACCTGTAAATGGGGAGTACCCGCTGAACACTGAAAAGGTGGTAGGCGAGTAGCCACTTAGTGACGCCCTTTAGGGACATAGCACACCGCGAAACATCGGTGGGTGGACTACACACCGGGCGTAGGAGTAGAAGGCGAGGCGTCGTTGCCTTTGTTTGATTCCTACGCCCGGCATAAAATTTGACCTAGGAAAAACTCGATGGCTAAATATCTCTACAACGATCTCGAGACCTACAGCGATACGCCCCTCTCGCACGGCACTCACGCCTACGCGGAGAAGGCGGAAGTGTTGCTGTGGGCGTACGCGCTGGACGATGGCACGCCGCAGGTTTGGGACGTCGCCTCGGGCGAGCCTATGCCGATGGAACTCGAGATGGCTCTGGGTGACCCTGAGATTATCAAGGTCTGGCACAACGGAGCCATGTTCGATCTGGTGGTTTTGATGCACGCCATGCCGCATCTGAACTTGCCAATCGAGGAGGTAGAAGATACCATGGTGCTCGCCTACATGCACGGTCTGCCGGGTAGCCTTGATGGGCTGGGTAAGCTGTACCGTGCGCCCGAAGACAAGAAGAAAGACAAAGACGGCGGAAGGCTGATTCGTTTGTTCTGCCTACCGTTGCCGCGTAACATGAAGATTCGGAGAGCCACCAGTGACACGCACCCTGAAGAGTGGGAAAAATTCAAAGCCTATGCAGCTCGCGACATCGAAGCCATGCGTCACGTGCACCAGCATCTCCCACGTTGGAACTGTACAGGAGAGGAACGTGCTATCTTTGAGCTCGACCAACGGATTAATCGTCGGGGTATTCGGGTGGACGTCGCTCTTGCAAGAGCTGCGATGGAAGCAGTCGGTATCGCGCAGGACAACGTCCGTGACCGCACGTCTATTCTTACGGACAATGCGCTGGGGGGTCTCACCCAAAGAGATAAAATCCTTCAGTACATCCTGTCCACCTATGGTATCGAGCTGCCAGACCTTAAAGTCAGCACCGTCGAGCGCCAGCTAAACGACCAAGATATTCCCGAGGTGCTGCGTGAGCTGCTGATGCTGCGCGTGCAAGCAGGCTCTGCCAGCACCCGCAAGTATAAGGCTCTGATGGACGCGCTATCCTCCGACGGGCGCATCCGTGGGCTTCTTCAGTATTGCGGAGCCCAACGCACAATGCGCTGGGCTGGGCGTACCTTCCAACCGCAGAACCTACCGTCCCGCGGCGTGCTCGACAAGAAGGAGATACCCGCGGCGATCGACGCGCTGATGGCTCGCTGCGCTGATCTCCTCTATGCCGACTTGATTAAGGTAGCGAGCTCGGTCATCCGCTCCTGCCTCGTACCGTCGGAGGGCAAGCGCCTGCATGTGTCCGACCTGAGCAACATCGAGGGGCGTCTGGTGGCATGGTTCGCTGGTGAGGAGTGGAAGCTCGACGCGTTCCGCGCGTTCGACCTCGGCGTCGGGCACGACCTGTACGTGCTGGCCTACGCGAAGGCGTTCAACGTAGACCCTGACGCTGTGGTGGCCAACACCAAGGCAGGTGGGAACTGGCGCCAAATAGGCAAGACAATGGAGCTCGCATGCCTCGGCGGCGACACAAAAGTGTTGACCAATCTTGGAATAATTCCCATACTGGAAGTAACATCAAAACATAAGGTATGGGACGGTACATCATGGGTGAATCACGGAGGCGTAATAGCACGCGGTGTGAAGCAGACTGTAAATGTGGGAGGCATGCACGTAACTCCGGATCATTTGATTCTAACAGGAGAAACATGGAGTCAGGCGCAAGAACTCGTTTCAAGCAAAAGCACGATGTCCCTCGCGTTGGAGACCGCTTCGGTGAACTTACCGTACGGGGTTATGTTCACGGACCCGCTGGAGGTATCCTCTTCATCGTCGTCCAATGTAGTTGCGGCGCGGCTCCGCACAACGTGTATAGTTACAACCTCTATAAAGGACGCAGTACGCGATGCAATGCTTGCGCTAAGAAAACATCTGCTTTTTGGCGTAAGAACTTTTGGGGTTACGCCGACATTATCCCAGATGACGCGCACCGCCGACGGATATTCAACCGCATATCAGCTTGCATCAACCGATGCGGGAACCCGCGCGACGCTGGGTATAAAAACTACGGCGGGAGAGGTATACATGTCTGGTCGGAGTGGAGAGAAAATAGGCGAGCTTTCGCCGCGTATCTTATCACGCTGGAAGGATGGGATACACCAGAGCTTGAGCTCGACCGTATCGACGTTAATAAAGGATACGAGCCGGGTAATCTTCGGTTCGTATCCCGACAAGTCAACCAGTCAAATAGGCGTAAAATCGAAGCTATGCAAAAAAGAATTGAGTTCCTCGAGACCTGTGTTCGACATTGTAAATGCGGGGCCGCTCAACCGATTCACGGTAATAACTGACGCGGGTCCGCTAGTGGTACATAACTGCGGCTACGGTGGCGGGGTGGGTGCGTTCGTTACCTTCGCGCTTGCCTTCCGTTTGGATTTAGATGAACTGGCAGATAACGCTATCGAGACCATCGACAAGGCGGTGTGGCACGATACGGTGGGGGCATGGCGCCGCGCTGAGAAAGATGGTCGCACCTACGGCCTGAGCGAGAAGGCGTGGCGGGTATGTGAATCCTTCAAGGTTCTGTGGCGCAAAGCGCACCCCAACGTCGAGCGCCTGTGGTACGAGCTCGAGGACGCCTTCAAAGCCGCGATGCAGAATAAGACCGAGGTGTTCAAGGTGGGCAAGCACCTGAGCGTGAGCGCCAAGCGGGGCTGGATTCGCGTCCACCTGCCGAGCGGTACCGCTATCTCGTACGCGTCATGTAAGATAAAGACACTACAACGCTCAGCGGTGTGCGCCGCCTTTAATCAAAACGGCATCACCTACTACGGCCAGAACTCGAAGAATAAGAAGTGGGGTCGAGTGCTGACCTACTCCGGCAAGCTATTCGAGAACGTGTGTCAGAAAGCAGCGCGGGATATTATGGCTCACAATATGTTAAATGCTGAGGCACAAGGGTACGATTTATTGCTCACTGTGCACGATGAACTGGTGGCCGAGGCCGATGCTACCTCACCACCGAAGAAAGAACTGTCAGCCATACTCGCGACTAACCCGCCGTGGAGTACGGACTTACCGCTCGCGGCGAGCGGTCACGTGGCTGACAGATATGGAAAGTAATTTCAACCAAAGGAGAACCCGAATGAATAATAACTGGAGCACTGGAGATGGCATCCCACCGGAGCCGTTTGTACCACCTTTCAGTCACGACCCTTATGCCCCTTCGTTGCGAGAAGCACGAGTGGTGAAACATGTTGCACGTATGATTGCCGCGGATGATATGCTTGCTGACGGGCAGATAAGTAAAGTCGAGCGTGATGCCATCCGCGACCGCATGATTGAAGTAATTGAAAACCCAAACACCTAAAGGAGACGACCATGGAACTGAGACCTTACGACATTGAACTGCTGCGCGGCAAAGTGCAGCGAGCAGCTACCGAGGAGACCGTCATCATCAAAGCGGAGCTGCTCACCGAGCTACTCAACCGCTACGAGGACAGCACAGCGACGGCCACGCTAGACGAATATAAAGAAGCGCTAGACGCGGCTGAAATGGAGATACAACGGCTTCAGGATGAACTTGATAAAGCGTAGTATCCTCGAGAGAGACGTGCTTGAGTACCTCGACAAGAAGGTACGGGCGCTCGGCGGCGAGATACGCAAAGTCCGCTGGGAGGGAAGACGCGGCGCGCCGGATAAGCGCGTCATGCTCGACCCTCCCTTCTGGGCGGAGCTCAAGAAACCCGGGGTGTCGTGTGAAGCGCATCAGCTACGTGAACACGAGCGGATGCGTAAACACGGCGAACGGGTGGAGATCATCAACAGCTTCGAAGAAGTAGATCGGATACTGGCGCCCTATGAGAAAGATATTCGAACCTAGAGGATACCAACAGGCCATCACTCAGCACCAACTGGACGTCCCCCGCGGGGGTACGTTCGCGGAGATGGGGCTGGGTAAGACTGTGGCCACGCTTAACACCATCCAAGCGGAGCATCTGTCAGGCATCCAGACGAAGCCAGCGCTGGTCATCGCCCCGTTACGGGTGGCGCAGTCCACGTGGCCGGATGAGGCCGCGAAGTGGGAGCACCTGTCGGGCATGGAGGTGCAGCCGATCATGGGCACTGAGGCGCAACGTAAGAGGGCTCTCAAGAACACCAACGCGGGCGTGCTCACCATCAACTACGAGAACCTGCCGTGGCTCATCGAGACGCTCGACGGGGAGTTCCCCTTCGGGCAGGTGATCGCCGACGAGTCCACCAAGCTCAAGTCGTTCCGCCTGAAGCAAGGAGGCCAACGGGCGCAAGCCCTCGCGCGCATCGCCCACACCAAGGCGGAGCAATGGAAGAATCTAACCGGCACGCCCACCCCGAAGAGCCTCACCGATCTGTGGGGACAGATATGGTTTCTCGACGGAGGCATCCGCCTCGGGCGCAGCTTCCACACGTTCACCCGCCGTTGGTTCAAACCAGACTGGTCAGGCTACGGTATTGTGCCGCTGCCTCACGCGCAGGATGAGATTCAATCCCTCCTCGCTGACATCTGTCTCAGCATCCGCGCGAAAGACTGGTTCGACTTGAGCGCTCCTGTAGTCAACAAGATCATGCTCGACCTACCGAAGCCCGCGCGTAAGCTGTACGAGGACATGGAAAAAGAAATGTTCATCGAGCTTGAGGGCAGCATCCATGTCGAGGCGTTCTCCGCGGGAGCGAAGACCGGCAAGTGCGCGCAGCTTGCCAACGGCGCGGTGTACACCGACGGTAAGAACTGGAAGGAAGTACACACGGTCAAGCTGCAAGCGCTCGAGAGTATCATCGACGAGGCGCAAGGCCGACCGGTGCTGGTGGCCTACAACTTCAAGTCCGACCTCGCGCGCCTGAAGGTAGCCTTCCCAAAAGCTCGCGTGCTCGACGACAACCCACAGACGATCCGCGACTGGAACGCTGGCAACATACCTATCATGCTGGCGCACCCAGCGTCATGTGGGCACGGGCTGAACCTACAGGATGGAGGGCACATCCTTGTGTTCTTCGGGCTCGACTGGAACCTCGAGTACCATGACCAGATGATCGAACGCATCGGCCCCACGCGGCAGATGCAGGCGGGGCATGACCGCCTCGTTTATGTGCACTATCTGCTTGTCAAAGACACCGTGGATGAGGTAATGCTTGAGCGGCACGTCACCAAGCGGGGAGTGCAAGATATTCTAATGGACTACATGCGCAGACATAACCAATAAGGGGGAAGAATATGGACACCGAAGAACAGAGAATGCGGATACAAGTCAAAACGAAACGCGGCCAAGAATGGTTCGCCTTCTCGCTGGCAGTGCTGGAGCACATCGAGGAGTACACCGTTGGACAGTATGGGGACACCGGGGCAGACCCGGCGAGCGAGTACACCCCCGAGGATGCGCTTCGCTCCGCCTCCAAGTACATCGCGCGTTATGGCCGCAACGCCCGCCCCGGGGAACAGCACAGGGACTTCTTGAAGCTGGCTCACTACGCGCAACTAGCAGCGACATCGTGGAGCAAGAAGAATGGATGAGATCACGCAGATACTGTGCGGTCCTTGGGGACGCCTACAACACCCCTGTCCACCGCCCACCCTCGTCAAGAAGCATCGGGAGGAAGGTAGCCTTGCGCCCACCGGTAATAATAGCACACCCGAGGTTCGGCTTCTTGTGGCTATGGCGAGCGTAGTCAAACGCGTAGGCCGTCGGGTCGATGAGGCATCCAGCGTTGACGTTGAACATGTGGCTGTCGTAGAAAACCCCCGCCTTGCTGTGCCAGTGCCCGACAACCACTGATTGGTGGTACACTTCGCTGTTCTTGACCCAGCCTATAGCTCCCCCCTTACCTTGATCGCCGTGCATGTAGCGCACCCCATCAATGATAATATGCTCGTGCCACGACCACCCATCTGGTGCGTTGAGCATGGTGCTGTACGCGGGGAGCATTGCTGCGGGCAACCCCGTCAGCTTCATCAGCTTATGCGGGCGAATGGTGTGGTTCGATACGCACACCTTCACGTTTGGGAAGGCAACATAAAACGGAACCAAGGCGTCGATCGCAGCACGCAGCTCGCCCCCCGGGGATAGCCCGTCGGGGTCTTTCGGCCAGCGGCTGAACGAATGGAAGTCAACCTCGTCCCCTAGGCAAACAACAATGTTTGGTTTCTCCTTGCGTTGCACCGCCTTCAAAAAGTCAAGCGCGTCCGGGTGGTGGAACGGGCAGTGCAGGTCAGGAATAGCCATTACCACGCTACCGCCGAAGACATCATCAGCTTTGTCTGCGAGGCTTGAGGGGGTTTCCCGTACCCACAAGGCTACAGTAGATTGCGATATGCGCAGATACGGGTATTTTCGGTTTAGCTCTTGAACGACGCGGTAAATACGCATCCCCCCAGAAAACAAATGTATTGCTTCGCGCTTGATGTCGATAGGATATGTCAAACTGCTCTCCTGCTTGGCTGTTACCGTGCGCAGTCAATAAGCTCTATTCGGTAAGTTTCGCACACGGCGGCGTAGTCAGATAGCCACTCAGCGCTAATGCCATGCACGTTTGCATGTTCTCCCCCGGTATGCTGTAACTCGCCCTCCCGGGTTGGATATACGCAGGTGTTTCGGTACAGGCGCTTATAGCGAGCAGCATCAGCGGCAATGCGATTGCGTTCTTTAATGAGGGCATCGTTTCTCTCCTTCGTGTTGCTTTGTTCTTTCGAGCACGCCTCGGCGTCTGCTGTTTTTTGTGCTTCTAATAGCGCCGGGATGCGGAGTGATTTCTGGTGCCAACCAATAGCACCCCCAGCTAAAAAAGCAACAAGCACCACCGCCAGCCAAATTTTATATCGGGTCAAAAAGAACATCACGTCCTCAGTTGTTTACGTACGAACAAAAACACACCACCGGTGAAGGCAAGTACGATTACCGCGCCAAGCGCCCACTGCACAGGACCGCTGCCTTCAAATAGCGAACCAAGCGTGGCGAGTATCCCAGCACCCCAAGTGATGGATTCTTTCGTGACCAGAGGCTTCGCAGGCGTGGCCACCACTGTGGTGTTGCTGGCGATATACCCGCCCTTCGCCCATAGAGCAGCTTCAACCGCACGGCGGTTAGCTAACCCGGGCAATACCACTTTCTTCCCTTTGACAGTGGCCTTGTTCCATTTAGCCAGCTCAAAAGGCACGTTGTGGTAGTTACCTTTGTTGAGCTCTTTTAGTAGTGTGGAGGAAGCCAAACCCCCGGTGTTGAAGTCAAAGCTGACAAGCGCAGCGAACTGATTGTCGGAGAGAGGTACTTTAACGAGCTTCTCTACCCGGCGCTCGAAACGGGCGAGGTCGTTTTGCAGAAGCTCTTCCGCCTTCTTCAAGTTGACTTCCATCCCGGGGCGTACGTCGGGGCCGGTGTGACCGTAACCTATGGTTAACACCCCCTTATAGTTATCACCCGGTTTGATGCGTTTCTTAGGGTTGCTTTCATCAGCGTCATCATACGTGTACGGGACATAGCCTTCCCATTTCTTCAGCTTCTCCAGCCCTTCTGCATTTATGCGCCGCGACATACGCTACCCCTTACGGTTTCATCCATTGCACGAAAACTCCGGCCACTTTAATCACCACCGCGCCGATCAGACCGGACATAATTACCAGCATGGCGTACGCACCCTTGCCCTTGTTGAGCGAGGCGAGTAGCTCGTCTATCTTGGCGTCTAAGGAGTCGATCTTGTTGTTTGTAAAATCGAATCGCTCGCGCGTATCCTTGGCATGCGCGGCTTGCTGCTCTCGTACACCTTTCACTTGCTCTTCTACCACGGCGATCTTAATTGCGTTGCTTACATTATCGTCCATTACAACCTCGACATAAGAAGAATTACATGCGCAACGAAGAAAAGCCCAGAGGCTACCTCGATCACTGGGTGGACAAATACCTGAGCAATGCGCCCCGGTAGGAATTTATAGCCCCCGCTATAACATAGCGCTTGAGCAGCGCCCATGAGCGGAGCCGCCGTAATACCCCACGCTTCACCCGTAGAAACAACCGTCACTAACGTAAATCCGATTGCAGAAGTCCAAAGACCGCGCCAGAACATCGCAAGCCAGTTCTCCCATTGATTGAACCCCGGCGCGCGCCAGACGATAAAAGCAACGCCAGCCGCTAGGGAGGTCAGCACATCCAGTGTTAGCAACAACGTAGCCAGCGCAAACAGTCCACCACAGGAGAATGCGTTGAAGAACTTAGCAAATGGCTGCCAGCGTGGTTCGTCCGTACCCCACCCGTCAGCACGAGCGAGAAGGCCACCAAGGATGATGTATATAATTGCACCTATCATGCGGCATACTCCGTGATGGAAATTGACGATGCGGCTACTCCGCCAAATACGCGCGCGCCCGAGTTTCCATTAAACGTAATTGTCGCAGCCGCACTTGGGCCAGCCCTGAATCTAAACGTGGTTGCAGAGGTTGTGCCTGCAACCATGTTATGAACAAGCCTTGCGCCTGCCCCAGGCCCCGTGGTGTTTGGCGCGTTATCGGCTGCTAAAGCATTAGCCGTTGCATCTTGGAATAGCGCCATACAGATACGGTTACCAGTGCTAATACCAAGGATTGCTTGAATCTCAATAACCAATATGCTGCTTGCGCTTGTGGGCGTAATAGAAAGCGTCATGTATTCGTTGCCCTCTGTTATTTGAGGGATAGTGTCATCATAGGGCATGACCGTAGTGCCAGTGGCTACAGCGCCCGTTTGTGTGTAAACACGCTGCACTACCTTTTTTTCAGGTAGAGCGTAAGACCCAGCACCGTTCAGAAATTCCGAAGCGCTCCCGCCAGTCGTAAGCGTTACACCGTTGACGCTTTTATTCGTGAGTGCTTCGCCCCCGGTCAATGTAGCGAGTGTACCTGACGTGGGTAGAATGATATCTGCATCCGCGGGTAGGGCGGCTGGCGCTTTTAATGATACCTTGTGCACGCCGTTATCAGTATCTTCGGCGAAGTCAAGTGACGCCGACCCCGCGGCGGATGCGTCGGTGTAAGGGATGACGGGCACACCGAGTGCGGTGCGCGCAGCAGCTAGGCTTGCCGCCGCGACGACGGGTTGCATAGGAGCGCTGACAAGCGCTGAAGAAGGAGAACCTACTGTGGCGTCACCGTTGGCGTCAAACATCAGGACTTGGCCTGCGCGCAGAACAGCGGGCGGCAACGCCGCGCTACCTTCTCCGCCGTCAGACAGCGGGAAGCGCAGCGCCGCATTGATATACGTACTCAACTGTTGAATCTGGATACACAGGCGGTCAAACGCTCCGTTGAGTGTAGCTGGCAGAAACCCACCGAGGTTTGTGATGGTATTCGGCTGAGTGTTAGGAACCTGCGAGGTGACCACCACGCTCGCGCCACCCGAGATAGCGGAGACGAGGGTGACTTCACCGCCCGCGTCGTCGTCTTGGTCAGGGTTGAGCACGACCGAAAAGTCGGTCGGAGAAGTGAGGTCAGGCAACACGGTGCCGTCCGCCTCGGTTTTAATCACCCGCAGGTCTGACGCTTCGAAAACTTTGAAGTCAAACGGTAACACCGTGCCTGAGGCAAACGGTCCGGCGATGCGATCTTCTGAGGTAATGGACAAGGCGGGTCTCCTTTAGTCGGATTATACGATAATCTAGGTATTAAAAACAGCATTTATTTAGGGGGCGGACCACCTATTATCGCGAAAGGATTCTCAGTCTCTCCCTCGATCAGCGCGTTTGTGCCTGTCAAGGTGCGATTTATCTGCGCCGACGGTAGTTTGAAGACCACCCCAAGCACGTTTACGAACGCTTTCATCAACGCGGCGTCAGCCTCACCTTGGCTCGCTTGGTTGGCCAGCTTGTAGATTTCACTGAAGAAGCGCAAACCGGCGGGACCGCCGTACCCACTGGTACCGTAGTTTGTTCCCGCCAGCATTTGCACTACTCCGCCGAACTCGCGCACGCCTACCATCGTAGCCAAAGCAAACCCAGCGCTCTCCGCGGCCATCTTCGTGGCCAACTTATCCAGCTCCCAATCGTCGTCATCGCCTTGTAGCGCGGTCTTAATCAGGGTGGTCATTATCGCAGGCACTACCGCCAGAAGAAGATAATCGCCGCCAAGCCGGACAACATCCGCAGGGTCGGAGAAGTCAGTCTTGCGGGTCTTCTCCACAGCGAGATTGTAGGTGCTGCTGAAGTACCCGTAGAACGTGGTGAACAATTTCATGTAGGCGTTGCCGCGCTGTATGGCCGCGAGGTCTTTCACCTGCCCACCTGATTGCGCGTCAAGCACGGCCTGATCGGCCAGCGCGGCGGCCTTCGACTCGTCGCCGAACTCGAGCAGGTTCTTTTGGTAAGCTCCCCACCATGTCGGCGTATCCACCATCATTTGCGTCAGGTACATCGGCGCGAACATCAGGTTGTCCATCTTCTCCCGCGCGGTGCTCTTGCCCCGGATGCGGCTCTGGATTTCGTTTATCTCCCGTCCGCGAGTACGCATGCGAGTACGCATCATGTCCGAGCGCTCATGCACTTCTTGGACTAGCTCTCGCGGACGGGTAGACATCTCGCGTAAGCCGACGAGCATCCAGCGCGCGCCGATGCGAGAAACTGATTGAGTGATACCGGTAATGTTGATGACGGTGTTGACAAGGTTGAAGCCCAGCCCAGCTACCGTTGCGCCTGCTCGCAGGTCGGATAGCACACGCTCAAACGGGTCGGCTGGCATAGCGTCGCCGCCAGCAATATCACGGACGCCCGACTTAATTTGTTTCAAGATAGGGTCGCCGTAGATGTCACGCACCGCCGAGGATATGCGCCCGTCGCGCAGCATGCGGTTCATGTCGATGACCCATTCGTGCCACGCCAGATCGTGGATGACGTCGTTGAGCCCGGAGTACATGCCGTCCATGGTGTAGAGCAGCGGGCGCCCCTTCACTTCATCGGAGCGGGTCTTCGTAAACGAACGACGGGTGGTGGCTGAGAGGAAGGCTCCCTTGAGCATGGCCTTCGCTTCTTCAGCTTCATTGAACGCTGCGGCCTTATCATTGCGGCGTCCGTCGTATTTGATAGGGTAGTATCCACCGGGGTACTCGCCGTGTTTGGTGAATACCGGGGTAGGTTCAACCCACTTCGGCTCAACTCCATAGACCCGCTTCTCTTTGGCGGCAATTTGTGGGCGGAAGGATTCGAACAAGTTCCAGATGGACTGGATAGCGTCCCACTCTGCCTTGGTTAGCGAATCAAGAACCGGGGCGATCTGTGCAGCTTCCCAGCCTTCGCCATCGAGAAGGCGCTGAAGGTTGCCCGCGTTGCCGACGTTGAGAGCGATAGCCATGCGCTCCTCGCGATTGAGACTGCGCCCAACGGTCGGGAAGAACTCTTTCTTTGAGCCGAATGCGTCGGCAAATGGGCGGCTGGACAGGAGCGGCTGGATAATCGCCAGCATCTTCTCTGTTGTCTCTTCGCGCATCTTTGCTTCTTTGGCGCCCGCGTCGTTCATCGTGCGGATGAATGTATCCCAGAAGATGCCGCCGTCTTCGAAGCCGTCGAGCTGGCGCCCGATCGAGCCCACCTTGCGGTGCATCGCGAGATACCCCTTGAAATTTATTTTAGTGGCTTCCCAATTACTGGCACGTGTGGTATTATCGAGGGTTCGCTTCGGCCCCTTTTGTCGTATGTTCGCAACGATCTTCTCAACCGTAGCCTCGAACTCCCGCTCATCCTTGGCTGTCAAGAGTTTGTTCTTCAGACGCCCGAGATGCTCGATCTGCTTGATGGTATCATACAGGCCGCGCAGCTCCTCAACGGTGGCTTCCCGGAAGTTCTTGCGGCTTGCCTCGTCGATAAGTTCTTGAGGGATGTTTGGCTCGATTCCTAGTTCTTGCTGGCCTTCCACGAAAGAGCGCAGGCTCTTGCGTTTGTCGAGCTCCTTGAGTGTGGTCGTGGTGAGTTCGTACCGGTCGAGCAGTTGATGGATTTGATCGACGTACTCAGGGGACACCTTCTTGAGAATGGATTTCTTGTCGAACTTCTTGAAGTAACGCACCGCTTTCTCGACGTCATCGAGCGCTTCGTAAGCAGCCTTGGCCGAGTAGTTCTGAAGGAGCTGGGCGCGCTTCTTGATCGCCGCCGTCTCGATGTCCCCCTTACGGAAAGCCTCTGAGGACTCACGCGCAGCCTTCGCTTCTTGGCGGGCGTACTGCCCGGGGCGCACTTCGCGCACGAGCAGTTTGTTGATAGCGTCGTCAGCGTATGCCTTGGCCATGCTCGCCATGATGCGGCTTTTGCCAGCAGCTTTCTGAAGGGCGTTCATCTCGGTGGCAATCACCTTAGCGCGTGCCTCGTTGTGGATGGCCTTCTCAGCCGCGCGCTCCATGGCGCGTTGGTCAATGAGGTCTCCGTATTGCTCAAGCATGCGCTGGTCGGTCACACCTTCGAGCGTCTCGTTGAAGTCAGGTGTGGCGAGGATGTCGCGAATCATTGCGTCACCGGAGTCGTAGCCGAACATGGTCGCAGCAGCGTCTGGGTTCATACCT